GAACTACGCCGGCCGGATCGGGCTCGTAAGATCCTACTACGCCTCGCTCCGGACGGTCGAGTACCGCTACGTGGGCGAGGATCCGTCGTTTCGCCCGCTGATGGCGGCAAAGCTGCGGCAGATGATCCGCGACTACGCGCCCAGGCACGATCCAAGCACGCACGAGGAACGCAAGCTCCAGGAGCTGGCGCGCGCGTGGATCTTCGTCGACTCGCCCGAGTCGCACGAGTGCTTCGGCTTCGTTTTCATCTGTAACTACTTCGGCATCAACGCCGCCCGGGCGCGCCGCCTGATCCTCGAGCGGAGGCTTGCACCGGCCGGCACGGATGCTACAATAGGGGACGAACCGAAAGGAGGTTCCAATGAAGAAGCACTACTGGCTGATCCTGATGGCGGCGATGCTGCTCCTGCCGGCGCTCGGGCTGGCTCAGGACGAGACGCCGACCACGCCGGCGGTGGACCCCGATAAGGTCGCCGCGCTGCTCGTCTTCCTCGGCGGCGGCATCGTGACGACCATCGTCGAGCTGCTGAAGAAGGTGACGAAGGCGACCGGCATCCTGGCCGTCCTGATCACCGGCTTCGTGGCCGTAGCTGGCACCGCGATCTACTTCGTCTTCATCGACCCGATGACGCCGGCCTGGAACTGGCTCTCGTTCGCGCTCTACGCGCTCGTGATCTTCGGCGAAGCCACCGGCTTCTACCACATCTATCAGCGCAGAACGACCACGACTTAACTGCTCCGAAGGAGCAAGGAGTCGGCGGACCGACGCCGCGGCTGCGTTTTGTGGGACGCGCGCCGCAGATCGGCGGAGTGGGGGGAGGGGTCGCGGACGTATCCCCAAAATCTTCTGCCGCGGACTTGATTCTCCGCTCCGGGTATGCTACTGGTGCTGGTAGTGTGCGAGCACGCTTATGCGCCAGGAAGCTGATGTCATAAGAAACGTCCGTTCTTCTTCTCCTCTGGGGCCGCGCCGACGGCGACGCGGCCCTCTTTTTTCCTGCCGGCCGATCAGGAGGTCAGATGTTTTTCCCGAATAAAATCATCGTCCACCACTCGGCCACCGAGGACTCGGGCACCGTCTCCTGGCTCGCGATCCGCAAGTACCACGTCTACGATCTCGGGTGGCGCGACATCGGCTACCACGCCGGCGTCGAGCTTGTCAAGACCGGCGACCACGAGCACTACGAGATCCTCTACGGCCGGCCGTGGAATCAGGACGGCGCGCACACGATAGGCCAAAACGATCAGGCGCTTGGCCTCTGCGTCGTCGGCAACTATGACGCAGCCGCACCGCCGCGGGCAGCGCTCGAGGCGGCCGCGCGGATCCTCGCCGAATGGATGCGGCTCTTCCACATCCCGGCCTCGGCGATCCACCGCCACTCGGAATTCAACCCCAAGAGCTGCCCGGGCAGCCGATTCGATCTCGAGGTGCTGCGGGGAATGCTCGCGTGAAACGCTTCGTCCCGATCCTCATCGCCTTCATCGCCGGCGCAGCCGCCGGCGGCCTCCTCACGGCGCTTATGGCCGAGCGCTGGTTCGGGCCGGATCCTGATTACTGGGTACGCCGCGACCTCTACCTTGCCGACTCCGCCGCAGCCGCCCAGAAGCTTGACGCTGCGCTTGCCGTCATCGCACAGAAGGACGAGCTGATCGCCGCGAAAGACGAAGAGATCGCCGCGGCCGACGCACGCATCACCACGCTCCAGGCAACCGCCACTCACCAGTCGGCCGAAGGCCGGCGACTGGCCACGGAGAACGCGGCGCTGCGTGCCGACGCCGCGGCCGTCATAGCCGCAAACCCCGCAATCCGCGCCCTCATCGAGAACTTCGACCTGCGCTGCGCGAATTACGAGGCTCAGGTCTTCACGCTCAACGCGACGCTGGCCGAGGAGCGCAAGGCGCGCGCCGCTACGGCCGAGCAATTCGTAGCCGCCACCTTCCAAGTCGCTCAGCTGCGCGCTGCCCTCGACGAACAGATCCGGCTCCGCGCCGTCTGCGATATGCTGCGCACGGAGAACGAGCGCCGGCTCAGCGGATCCAAATTCTGGGCGACCACCGGCAAGGTACTTACGCTGACAGGGGTTATCTGGGGGGGAATCACCATAGCGAAAGGAAAGAATGGATGAACGTTCCCCAACCGATTGTCGACGCCGGCGGAATCGCGATTGTCGTCTTCCTGATCGCCGCCATCGTCTACGCGATACTCAAGATCGTCCAAACCGTGAAAAGCGGATCCTCGAAAAACAGCAACGGCGAGCGCCTGCCGCGCTGCTACGCCTCTCCCATCGTCGCGCAGCTTGCGGCCACCCAAGCACAAACCAGCCACAACATCGAAAAGATGGAAACCGCCGGCGCTGAAATAAGCCAGAATATGGCGCTCCAAACCTCCCTCCTTGCACGCGTCGCCGCCGTCCAAGAACGCCTCAGCGAGCTTCTCGTGAAAATGAACGCCAGAGACGAAGCACGCACCACCACACTCGGACGCAGAGGCTAACGCCAGTGAGAAAGAATCACGCACTCTCCAAGCGCCAGCTCGCCTTCATCCGCGAATACCTCAAAGACTTCAACGGAACCCGCGCCGCCCGCGCCTCCGGCTTCCGAGGCTCCTCCGCTCCCCAGTACGCCTACGATCTCCTGAAGAAGCCTCAAGTCCAGGCCGCACTGGCGGCCGCGCTGGCCGAGATCGCGGGCAAGACCGGCATCACGGCCGAGCGGGTGATCCGCGAGCTGGGGGTGGTGGCCTTCGCTGATCTCAAGGACTATCTCGACATCGACCCCGACACCGGCTGCGTGCGCGCGAAGGGCTGGGAGCAGATCCCCGAGGATGCCTCCCGGGCGCTTGCCGCCATCACGGAGGATCGCTCAATCCGCGAGGATGCCCGGGGGGAGCAGACGATCCTCTTCTCGAAGGTCACCTTCAAGATGAACGACAAGCTGCGGGCGCTTGAGCTGCTCGGGAAGTACTTCCTGCTCTTCCGCGAGCGGATCGAGCACTCGGGCATCGACGGCGGCCCGATCCGCTTCGACTTCGGCACAAACGGCAACGGCAGCGAGGAGAACGGTGGGTGATCGTCCAGGGATTCGTTCCGCGCGGCGGGCAATCCGAGGTGATGGCGGCCACCGAGCGGTTCCTCTCGGTGGATGCCGGCCGGCGATGGGGGAAGTCGATTATGGGGTTGAATTGGTGCCTCGAGGGGATCTTCAACCACGGCGGCCCCGTGGCGTGGATCTCCCCCATCTGGGCGCAGGCGAAAAGCGCATACCTGCGGCTGCTCCAGGCGGCCCGCAAGGGTGGCGGCGCTGCGCTTATCAAGGCAAAGTCAGACACAGAGCTGCGGATCGTCTTCGTCAACGGCGAGCTGCTGGAATTCAAGTCGGGCGAGAAGCCGGACAATCTGCGCGGCGAGGGGTGGAGGCGAGTCGTGATTGACGAGGCTGCCCGCTGCCGCAAGGAGCTTTGGGAGGAAGTGGTGCGGCCGGCCGTCAGCGACACGGGCGGGCGCGTGATGTTCCTCTCGACGCCGAAGGGGAAGAACTGGTTCTACGAGATGTGGTCGCGCGGCGCGGATCCGGCTTTCCCGGCCTTCCGCTCCTGGCGCTTCCCTACGGCAGACAACCCGAAGGTGCCGGCCGAGGACATCGAGCAGGCGCGGCTGGCGCTGCCGGCCGACGTCTTCGCCCAGGAATACCTGGCCGAATTCCTCGAGAACAACGCCGGCGTCTTCCGAGGCGTGCGCGATGCTATCGGCAGCGAGGAGGAGGATCCACGCGAGGGCGGCGAGTACTACGCCGGCCTCGACCTTGCGCGCCTGACCGACTTCACGGTGCTGACGATCCTCGACGGCGAGGGCCGGCAGGTCTACCACGACCGATTCAACACGCTCGACTGGGCAGTGCAGAAGCAGCGCATCATCTCGACGATTGAGCGCTACGATGCTCGGCTGCTGATAGACAGCACCGGGATCGGCGACCCGATCTACGACGACCTCGCCCGGGCCGGCCTGGTTTGCGAGGGGTACAAATTCGACAATCAGTCGAAGAAGCGCCTGATCGAGGCGCTGATGATGGGCTTCGAGCAACGCCGGATCCGGCTGCTCGACATCGCCGAGCAGACGAACGAGCTTGAGATCTTCGAGTATGAGATCGGCAAGAGCGGCATCGTGCGCTACTCTGCGCCAGAAGGATACCACGACGACTGCGTCATCGCCCTCGCGCTCGCCTACTGGCACCTGCGGCCCGGGCGCGTGGAGCCGCGGATCTACTTATGAGGAGATGCCGATGGCGATGAGAATACCTCCAATCCTGATGCGGCCGCTGCTGCGGCTGATCGCGAAGGAGAACCCGGCGTGGCGGCCGATCCTCGCCTACTACGGGATGAACCAGGTACAGTACACGCCGAAGGACTACCGCATCCTGACCGAGGCCGGCTATCAGAACGTCGCGGCCGTCTACAACTGCGTGGCTCAGATCTCGCGCGGCGCTGCCGGGATCGACTGGGTGGTGCAGAAGAAGCAGGGCGACAAATGGATGAACGTCCCCGATCACCCGCTCCTGGTGCTGCTGCGCCGGCCGAACGAGTTTGACGGCAAGAGCCGGTTCAACGAGAAGGTGGTGGCCTACAAGCTGCTCAGCGGCAACAGCTACGTGCTGCGGGTCGGGCTCGGATCGCAGCCGCCTCGCTTCCTCTACCCGCTGCGGCCGGATCGGGTGCAGATCAAGACGGGGACGCCGAAGAACTACATCTCGGCCTACCGCTACACGGTGTGCGGCAACTTCGACGACTACTCACCCGAGGAGGTGCTGCACCTTACGGAATTCCACCCCACCGATGACTTCCTCGGGCTCAGCCGGCTCGAGGTGGCATCGAAGGCAATCGACATCAGCAACTGGGCAATGGAGTGGAACCTGAAGCTGCTCCAGAACGATATGAGGCCGCCCGGGGCCGTCGTCGTCGACGGGACGCTGACGAAGCAGCAGCGCGAGCAGATGAGGACGGATCTGCGGCAATATCAGGGCGCGGAGCACGCCGGCTCCATTCCGATCTTCGAGGGAGGATCCGATTGGCGGCAGCTTTCGCTCGCACCGAAGGATATGGACTGGCTGAACTCGGAGAAGTACAACCTGCGCCGGATCTGCGCGATTTTCAACGTCGACAGCTGCCTCGTGGGCGATCAAGAGTACGCCACCTATTCCAACAAACAGGAGGCGCGCAAGGCGCTTTACCACGAGGCGATCCTCCCCGAGATGGATATGATGCGCGACGAGTACAACAATTGGCTCGTCCCCTCCTTCGGCGACAACATCCGGCTCGACTATGATCGGGACGCCATCGAGGCCATCCAGGAGGATCGGCAGAAGAAATTCTCTTACCTCGCGCAGGCCGATTGGATGCGGATCAACGAGAAGCGCGAGGACTGCGGCCTCGAGCCGCTCGGCGAGGAGGGCGAAGTGGTGCTCGTGCCTATGGGCAAGGTGCCGCTCGAGATGGTGGCCGAGGGGCCGGAGGAGACAGAGATCGAGGAGGAGGAGACGACGCCGGAGGGCACGAAGAGGATCCGGCGCTACAAGGCGAAGCTGACGACGCTGCGGCCGGCGCACAAGACGACAGCGCCGCAGGCCGGCAAGAGCTTCTGGACGAAAGCGGAGCGCAAGCGCACGCTCTGGGACAACTTCGTGCTGCGCGTCAAGGCGAACGAGGTGCCGCTGCGGGTGGCCGTCAAGCGGTTCCTCGGGGCGCAAGCTGCCCGGGCAGCGAAGGCAGCCGCGGCGGCCCCGGGCGCGAGGATCCTGGACCTCGCCTACGAGGCCGAGCAGTATGCGAAGGCCACGATGCCGGCCTACCGGGAGATCTATCGGCGCGCCGGCGAGGCCGGCCTGCGGGCATCGAAAGGCTCGCTCTTTATGCCCGACGAGAAGGCCGAGATCTTCCAGGCCTACCCCGACGCAGAAAAGCGGCTTTACCAGATGGTCGTCAAGAGCGGCACGCGGCTCTCCGAGACCACGATGGAGAAGGTGCTGGACATAATGTCTTCGGGCGAGGGCGAGGGGTTGACGGTCGACGAGATGGCCGGGATGATCCGCGCCTCGCTCGGGGAGCTGGAGCCGTGGCGCACGCGGCTGATCGCCCGCACCGAGGCGGCAAAGGTCGAGAACTGGGCGCAGGTCGAGGGGTACAAACAGGCGGAGTTTGTGGAGCGGAAGGGCTGGCTCTGCGCCTTCGTCGAGGATAGCCGGGAGGCGCACATCCAGGCCGATCAGACCTACCGGGAGAACACGATTCCGCTCGATATGCCCTTCGAGGTCGACTCGGAGCTGCTCCAATATCCCGGGGATCCGGCCGGCAGTCCCGGCAACATTTGTAACTGTCTCTGCACGACCTTCCCCGAGGTCGTCGAGATTGAGGGAGGCGAATGATGGCCGAGATGAGGGAGGAAAAAACCTTCAAGTTCGCGCTTCAAGAGCACGACGAGCGCGGCACCTTCAAGGGGTATGCCTCGGTTTTCGGGGTCGTCGACAGCTATCGCGACGTCGTGGATGCCGGCGCTTTCAAGAAATCGCTCAAGGACAACAAGCACTTCCCGATGCTCTGGTCGCACGATCAATACGAGCCTATCGGCATCGTGATGGGGGAGGAGGACGAGAAGGGTCTGCGGATCGAGGGTCACTACAATATGGACGTTCCGCGGGCCGTTCAGACGCGGAGCCTCGCGATCCAGGGCGCAGTCAACGGCCTGAGCATCGGCTTCACGACGGTGCGCGAGGCCTACGACAAGGACGCGAATGTCCGCCACCTGCGCGAGGTCAAGCTCTACGAGATCTCGCCGTGCGTCTTCCAGGCCTGCCCGGGCGCGCTGATCGCGGCGACCAAGATGTCGGATCTCGAGCAGAAGCCGTACCCGAACGAGCACGCGGCGCGGATCCAATCGCCCGACAAGTACGACGACTTCCGGCGGGCAAAGGACGGCAAGGTCTGGGGGAAGGACATCCCCGAGACGGTGGGCGTGATCTGGGGGCATCCGAAGGGCAGCGAGAGCGGCGACTGGGAGCCGCAGGCGCTCCGCTTCCCCACCTCCGCGTGGACAGCTGCGGAGGCGCGCGCGTGGCTGAAGGCAAACGACATCAAATACATCGCTTTCGAGCCGGCTGCGAAGTCGCTCGAGGGCATCGCAGAGGAACTCCTCGGGCTCCGCGCTCGAGGATCCGTGACACCACAAGAGAAGACGCTGCTCCGGCAGGCAGCCGCAGACATAGTAGCACTCCTCGACGGCGACGGGCCGGGAGAACCACCCGCCGCCGGAGGGAGCCGCGAACAGAAGGACAGAGCCGCGATTTGCACTCTGCTCGACGGTCTGCGCGGCGGCTACGAGCAGCTTCGTCAAAAAATCTGAAAGGAGACACTTCTTGGAAGACAGCGACATCCAGAAGAAGATCGGCGAACTGAACGCCGAACACAACAAGCTCCTGCACGACGTCCAGCAGAAGTGGGACGATCAGCTGAAGGGGCGCGTCACGATGGACTCGTTCCAGGAGTTCGAGCGCAAGCTCGACGCTCGCTGGGCAGTCATCGAGAGCGAGATCCTCAAGCTGAAGAGACCCGGGCACGGGCAGGAGACCAAGACCGAGCAGCGCGCGGCCGAGCGGAAGGCTTTCGAGACCTACATCCGCAAGGGTGAGGTCGGGCCGGAAGAGCGGAAGGTGCTGACGGTCAGCGGCGACACGGGCGGCGGCTACCTCGCGCCCGAAGAGTACGTCGCCGAGATCATCAAGGGCATCGTTCTCTACTCGCCCATCCGCACGGTGGCGCGGATCCGCACGACCTCGCAGAGATCCGTGCGCGTCCCGAAGCGGACCGGCACGTTCGCCGCGGCCTGGGTCTCGGAGATCGGGACGCGGAGCGAGTCGACCGGCCTGACCTACGGGCTCGAGGAGATCCCGAACCACGAACTCTACGCGCTCGTCAAGATCAGCCTCCAGGAGCTGGAGGATTCGGCCTTCAATATGGAGTCCGAGATCGCCGCCGAGTGCTCCGAGCAATTCGGGGTCGCCGAGGGCACGGCCTTCATCACCGGCAACAAGGTCGGGAAGCCGGAGGGCATCCTCAGCAACGCCTCCGTTCTGGGGAACTTCATCGAGACGGCCGGCAGCAACGTCATCGCCGGCGACGATCTGATCGGCGTGCAGCAGGCGCTCCCCTCGACCTACACCCCCGGCGCGGCTTGGCTGATGAAGCGCGCCACGGTGGGCGTCATCCGCAAGATCAAGGAGTCCACCACAAACGCCTATATGTGGCAGCCGGGGCTCCAGTCGGCTCAGCCGCCGATGCTGCTCGGATCGCCGGTCATCGAGTGCGTCGATATGCCCTCGGGGCTGGTCGACAACCAGTACGAGGTGGTCTACGGCAACTTCGCCAAAGGCTACCTCATCGTGGATCGCATCGACATCGCGATGCTCCGCGACCCCTACTCGGGCAAGACCAGCGGCACGCTCGAGATCTCGGCCCGCAAGCGGGTCGGCGGCCAGGTCGTCCTGGCCGAGGCCATCATCCCCCTCAAGATCAAGGCGTAAAGGAGGTACACCTTGTCGAAAGATCTTCACAGCAACATCCTCCCGAAGCTCTCGATCTACCCGGCCTCGCTCGGCGCGGCCGCAAAGACGGGCGACGCCATCGTCGACCGTGCCGGTTACGAGAGCGTCACGGTCGTCTGCTTCAGCGGCGCGCTGACGGTGGATATGCCGTTCCAGCTGATGCACGGCGATGCCTCGAACCTCTCGGACGCCGCGGCCGTCCCCGACAGCGATCTCATCGGCACCGAGCCGACGCTGGCGCAGGCCACGGACAACGAGATCAAGACCTTCGGGTACAAGGGCAACAAGCGGTACCTGCGGGTCGACACGACCACGGGCACGGGGATCGCCGGCGCGGCGATCATCCTCGGCGCTCCGATCCACGCTCCGGCTCAATAGATCGCCAGCACAACCTGAATGACACGCACCGGGGGGGGGCTGGAACCGGCCCCTCCCCCTCTTAAAAGCGGAGGAGGTGAGGCTAAAATGACGACGGACATCAAGGCGCTCTCGAAGCGGCAGCAGCGCAAGGTCGAGCCGGTCAGGCACGAGCCTGCGCCCGCGCCCGGGCTCACGCGCGTACGTATGCGCGTCACGCGGGCCGGATCCGTCGACGGCATCCACACGACGTATTTCCAGGCCGGCCAGAGCTACCTGCTCATCAACGCGCTGGCGCGGCCGTGGCTCGAGAAAGGCTACGCCGAAGAGGACAAGATGCTCGACGGCGCGCCCGAGACGAAGTAGGAGGACGCTATGGCACTCGGAGCGAATGCGCTGATCACGACAGACCCGGTCAAGGCGGCGCTCACGATTCAGAACGACCAGATGGATGCGATCATCGAGCTGGTGATCACGGGCGTCTCCGAGGCCATCGCGCGCTACTGTGACCGGCCGCTGATCTCGGCCGCCTACACGGATCTGAAGCTCGACGGCAGCGGCCTCAATGCGCTTCAGCTGCCGGCGTGGCCGATCTCGGCGGAGCCGGCGACGATCACAGAGGACGACACGCTGACGCTGACAAAGGACGTGGACTACTACGTCTATGCGGCAGACGGCCTGCTGCGCCGCGCGGATCCGGCCGCCATCTGGATGTTCGGCCTGAAGAACTACAAGCTGACCTACACGGGCGGCTACAACCTGGCCTCCGTCCCCGGCGATCTTCAGCTGGCCGCGGTGATCCAGTCGTGCCACGAGTATCAGATCTTCCTCAACCGCTCCTGGGGCGTGCAATCAAAGTCCATCGGCGGCAGCTCGACCACCTACGAGCAGGCCGGCCTCCTCGAGCGGGTCAAGATGCTGATCGAGCCGTACCGGAGGAGAGGCGTTTGAATCTGAAGATGTCGGTTGAGGTCACCGCCGAGGCGGCCGCGCAGCGCAAGACCACAAACAATCTGCCGGCTGCGGCCCGCTACGTTCTCCAGCGGTGGGCGGCAGAGACGGTGAAGGTGATCAAAGAAGGGCTGGCCGGCCGCTACCTCAACCGCGGCACAGGGCAGCTGGCGCGATCCGTTGACAAGGTCATCCGTCGCTCGGGCGAGGTCTCGGAGGCCACGATAGGGACAAACGTGCGTGGCAAGACGAACGACGTGCCGTACGCGAGGATCCAAGACGAGGGCGGGTGGATCGTGCCGCGGCGCGCCCGGGCGCTGACAATCCCCATCGGGGGGGAGAAGGGCAGGGCGCGCGATTATGCGAACCTCCAGGTGATAAAGACCGCCTCGGGGAAGGTGCTGCTCGTGGAGAAGGTGGGGCGATCCTGGAAGGTGCGCTTCCTGCTCGTGCGCTCGGTCAAGCTGCCGGCGACGAATTGGTTCTCCTACCCGTGGGCAGAGCAGCTCGGGGAGCTGCGCTACGCGACGTCGGCCGAATCGCTCTGGGCAACGGCTGCCGAGATGGCATATAAATCGAGTGCGCCGGCGGCGGCAGGAGGAGAGTAGCAGATGCCACCCACCGATAATCCGCTCCGCCTCCAGGTGATCGACCGAATCGTCGAGGTGCTGCGCGGCATCGTGGCCGGCGCGGACTATTTCTACACGCCCTACGCGGTGGTCAAGCGGATGGCGCACCACTTGGACGCGCCGGGGTTTCCCTACTATATGGTCTACCCCGACGCCTCGGCCCGCGCTCCCGAGTACGCAGGGCAGCAGCTTTACGACGAGCTGATGGTCGTGACCGTGAAGTGCTACGTGGATCTCGAGGGCGACGAGGCCGCGACGAAGCTCGAGAAGTGCCTCCGCGACGTGCGGAAGGCAATAATGGCCGATCAGGTCAGCGGCGGGGCCGGATCCCTGGCAACGCTGACGCTGGCGGCGGACGTCGACATTCTTGAAACCGACGGCGGGTTGCTGGCGCTCGAGGGGCGCGGCTACTTCGACCAGCGGTTCATATTCCGGATTACTGGCCAATGGGGTCAGCTGTAAGGAGGATGAGATGGCCGATCAGAAATTCACGTGGCTGCTCGACGACTGCTACGACGGCTACCTGAACAAGCTCGAGAAGGGGAAGATCTATGACGCGCGGATCGTTCCCCCCCACGTCCTCGAGGAGTGGGTCAGGACGGGCGCGGCGCAGATCGTGCAGGCCGGCAAGAAGAAGGCCGGCGAGGAGGAATAAAATGGGACTCGCAGACTTCACCGTTCACGAGCTGCTCGACCACCTTTTCGGTAAGGGCAGCTACACGCCGCCGACGAGCTTCCTGGCTCTCTCGACGACGAAGCCGACCGACGCCGGCGGCAACCTGACCGAGCCGTCGGGCAACAACTACTCGCGCAAGACGACGGCCGCGGGCGATTGGAACGTCGCCGCGACGCGCAAGATCACAAACGCCAATGCGCTGGCCTTCAACGAGGCGAGCGGATCCTGGGGCACGCTGACCCACTTCGCGATCTGCGACAGCGGCACCACGGGCGGCGGCAACGTCCTGGCCTGGGGCCGGCTCGGCAAGGCGTACAGCACGCTCAACGAAGAGCTGACGGCCATCGACACGACGATCACCGTGGCCGACGGGACGAGCTACCCGGCCAGCGGGACGGTTCAGATCGAGTCGGAGGACATCACCTACACCGGCAAGAGCACAAACGATCTGACCGGCTGCACGCGCGGCGCAAACAGCACCACGGCGCACGCGCACGCGCTCGGGAAGGACGTCTTCCTGGTCGTCTCGAAGGCTATCGCTTCGGGGGACACGCCGCAGTTCGCGGCCGGCGATCTCGAGACCAAAGTCCGCGCCTCCGAATAATAGGCGCGGGCGGCAGGAGGCGAGATGGCGGCGACATTCTTCGGCTACGCCATTAATCCGACGACGGATGATGGGACGAACACCGCGGATCCGACCGCCGTCACGCCTCCTGGCTCTATGGCCGCAGGCGACCTCGTAATCCTCTGGGCGACCTGCCGCACCGCCTCGGCGACCCTTGCCATCTCGGCGGCGGGCGGGCAGACCTGGAACAGCGAGGACAGCGCCACCTCAACGAACATCACGAGCCGGCTTTTCTGGTGCCGGTACAACGGGACCTGGAGCGCGAACCCGAGCGTCAGCTTCGGCGCGACGACGTGCAATAGCGTCTCGATGCTGGTCTTCCGGCCGACGACGGGGACGAATCTCTGGGCGCTTGACCAGGGCGAATCGGTCAACTCGTATGCGGCCCCGGGATCTCCCTACACGGTCACCATCACCGGGCAGACCACCACCCACATCAGCGTCGCCGTGGCGCTTTGGTCGTCGACCGACAACAACACCTGGGGCACGCTCAGCGGCACCGGCTGGGTCAAGACCTCGCTGCCGGCGCAGAACAGAAACTCGTCGGGGCAGGACACCTCGCAGACCTGGGCGTATCAGATCCAAACCAGCTCCGGCGCGACAAACAACGTCAGCCAGAACCAGGCGACCCTGGGAGGCGACCTGGGCATCGCAGCAATCGCGTGCTTCTACGAATACGGGGTCACCTATGTCCCGATGATCGGGCAGGCCGTAAACGACCAAGTTGCGCCGGCGATCTCGAAGGCTACACGGAAGGTCAGCGGGCAGGCCGTGAACGATCAGGTCGCCGCCGGCCTCGCGAAGGCCACGCGCCGGCTGCTCGGGCAGGCCGTGAACGATCAATACTCGGTGGCGCTGGCGCGCGCCACGCGCCGCCTGTGGGGTCAGGCGATCAACGACCAGACGGCAAGCGGGCGGCCCGGGAATCTCGTGCGTCTCTACGGATCCGCGCCGGCGGAAGCGACGGCCGCGGCGCTCTTGAAGACCACTCGCACGGTGGCGCTGACTGGAGCGAGCGTGGCGGAGGCCACCTCCGTGGCGCTCGCGCGCGCGACGATGCGGATCTCCGGCTCGGCCGTGGCCGATGCCGTGGCTGGCGGGCAGCCGAAGGCCACGCGCAGACTGATGGGCGCAGCCGCGGCCGATCAGGTCGCCGGCTCGTTGCTCAAGGCCACGCAGCTTCTCTACGGCCTCTCGTCGACCGATGCCGTGGCCGACGCACAGCTGACGATCACGGTGCCGCAGTACGTCGCCATTATCGGCAGCTCCGACTCGGGGCAGACCGCGGCAGGCCTCCTCAAGGCCACCAGGCGGCTCACTGGCGCGGCCGTTGCCGATGCCTCGGCCGCTGGGATTGCGAAGATGACATCGCAGCTGTACGGCGCGAGTACAGCGGAGGCGGTCTCGGCCGGCCGGATCTCGGCAACGATCCGGCTCGAGGGCAGCAGCTCCTCCGAGGCCGTCGCGGCCGGCGCATTCGCCGAAGGGGTCGAGCCTCCTTATTGGGTCGTTGACGTGGATCCGCGCGAGCGGATCATCTTCGCACGCACACGCACACGCATCGTGGACGCGGATCCTCGCGAGCGGTTCGTGGATCGTGACTGGAGGGTATAATGGCGCGGGCGACTGGCATCATCGAGAAGAAAACCGACGAGAGCTACCCCATCGGATTCCGCTACCGCGACCCCGATCTCCCGTTGGGGGTGACGATCACCGGCGTCGTGGCGACGGGATCGCCGGCCGGCCTGACCGTGGGAGCCGGTCAGTATTTGGGCGACACGGTCTATGCGAACGTCTCGGGCGGCACCGTCGGATCCGACTACACGGTGCACTTCAAGACCACGCTGAGCGACGGTAAGATCTTGAGCGACGATTTCGTCGTCAAAGTACGCTAATTTTTAGGAGGTACGTATGCCTACACCCACCGGGCCGGAAAGAAAACTTCTGGCGGCGGGCGCGAAGAAGGGAGCCACCTGGGGGACGGCGGTCGCCCTCGGGGCCGGCTTCGGCGTGAACATCAAAGCTCACACCGGCTTCAACCGCGTCCAGGAACTGCTGAGAGCCGAGGAGATCGACGCTCCTCTGCCCTTCAGCGCGGCGCTCGACAACGTCAAAGAGGTCGAGCCGCTGCTGACGACCGACTTTCTCTATGACCCGGGCTCGCTCGGGTCGCTGATCGCCGGCCTCTTCGGCACCGCCGGCGCGCCCACGCAGCAGGGCGGCACCACCGCCTACAAGCACACGCTCCAGTGGGCGGACACGAACTGGGGTCTGTTCTTCACCTTCGCCTCGGAGATGCCCGGGAAGATCTGGGAGTGCGCCTCGGCCAAGCCGACCGACTGGACTCTCAAGAGCACCGGCGGCGGCATCATCCAGTCGGAGCTGAAGCTGCGCGGCAACATCATCATCGACAGCTCGGCCGTCAACACGGCCACGCAGATGGACGCGCTGACCTACAACGACCGCGACAACCGGGTCCTCTTCCGGCAGCAGGTCGTCAAGATGAACGCGCAGTCGGCCGGGGACGTCACCGGGTCCACGGCGCTCAACTGCACGAACGTCGAGATCAGCTTCAAGCGGCAAGGCTACGACTCGCTCCATCCGGCCGGACAGTACGACATCGTCGAGCCGGCCGAGGGCGGCTACCCGGAGATCCGCGTCAAGCTGCTCTTCCCCCGCTTCGACTCGGTCAACGCGGCCTTCTTCGCGACGGCCATCGCGGAGACCACCCAGAAGATGCTGATCGCCTTCACGTCGGCCGTCGAGGCCGGGGCCGGCTACCCCTACTCGCTGAAGCTCTTCTTCCCCCGGCTGCGGATGCTCGTGCCCGAGGCCTCCTTCGAGGAGATCGTCAAGAACGGGCTGGAGCTGATCGCCGAGACCGCTTCGGCCGCGCCGACGGGGATGAGCTACACGCGCCCGTACGCGGAGCTTATCAACAAGCGCACCACGGACTACCTCTCATAGGCGGGCAGCTATGAGCGAGGTAAGATATAAGCCGATGGAGCCGCTCTCGGGGTGGATCGACTATCCGCTCGAGAGCACAATGCTCGACCCTCCGCTGCTGCGGCTGCGGCTGCGCCCGATAGACACGTACGACGTGACCGACAACTCGTTCACGGACGGCGAGCTGCGGGCCGGCCGCGCTATCGTTCAAACGGCCGTGCAGGCGGTGGCCGAGTGGGACCTGGTCGAGGGCGGGAAGCCGATCCCGGTGACCGAGGAGACGAAGCTCGCCTTCCTGCGGCCGATCCTCGGAGAGCCGCTTCTCGGATCCGAGGGGAAGCTGCTGCTCGGTATCAAGATCGTCCGCGATGCGAGGAACCGGGAGAACTTCTTAAAAAACTGATCGGGTTCCTCGCTTGGCTCGCCGACTGGGGTCGGGTATGCGACTGGGAGGCGCTGGGCGAGGGACAGACCCCGGCGCAGAATCCTCCGCCGCTGGAGGACGATGAGAAGATGGCCTGGAAATTCTATAATGAAAACGCGACGCCGTTCGCCCGGGACTTCGGATTGATGCCGCGCGCTATTGCCGGCACGAGGCTCGAGGGTGTAGGCCTCACGGTATTCCAGCAACGGCTCTCGCTGATCCACGACACGGTTCTTCTCATCCAAGCGCGCGGGGAGAAGGGAGGCGGCTCCGATGGCTGAAATCCGCTACACCGTAACGGTCGACTCCACCGGGGCCGTCACCTCGATCCAGCGCCTCGACGATGCGTTCAAGAAAGAGGAGCAAACGATGAAGGGAGCCGGTCAGTCGACCAGCTCTCTGTCGCGCGCATTCTCCGGCCTCTGGAAAGATATGGCAGTCGGCACGCTCGTGGCCGACGGGATCCGATCCGGCCTCCACGCACTCAAACAGACACTCACCGACACGATAGGCGAGGCGATGAAGCAGGAGCAGGCCGACTCGCGGCTGCGCGCCTCGCTCGAGCTGACCGGCCGCACCGTCGCCGGCAATCTGAAGCACTACAAAGACTTCGCCTCCGCGCAGCAGCAGGTCACAATCTACGCCGACGACGAGATCCAGGCCGTCCAGACGCTGCTGCTCCAGATGACTCGGCTGAATCAGGAGGGCATCGACAAGGCGACGAAGGGCGCGATGGGGCTCGCCTCGGTGCTCGGAATGGATCTTCAGTCGGCGGCGCTGATGGTCTCGAAGGCGATGGAGGGCAACTATCAGGCGCTCCAGCGGGTCGGGATCTACATCGACGCGACCCTGCCGGCCGAAGAGGCGCAGGCGCAGTTGCTCGAAAAGCTCGGCACGCTCTACGGGCGCGCCACGGCGGAGGCCGGGACGTTCTCCGGGATGCTCAAGACGCTGAAGAATGCGTGGGGAGATGCCCAGGAGGAGATCGGCAACGCGCTGGTTCAGAACGACGACGTCAAGAAGGCCATCACAGACATTCGGGAGCTGATCCGCGAGGTGACGCCGGAGATCAAGGACTGGCTGGCCGGCCTCGTGACCTTTATCGGCACAATCGCGAAGGTCGGCGCGGCCTTCCTCAAGGCATTCAAAGAGCTGCGCGAGGAGGTCGGCGGCCACCAGGGAGCCGTCGACGAGGCGACGAAGGCGTGGACGAAGTTTATGATGACGATGGGCGGCTTCACGCCGGCCGTGGATCGGATCACCGGCTTCCTGAAAGCTTCGAATCAGTACTCGGCCGAGTGGATAAAGAAGGGCGATGAGCTGCGCGACAAGCTCTGGGACAGCTTCAACGAGATCGGGGAGCGCGCCACCTACGTGGCCGTGGCCGTGGGGAAATTCGGGCCGGAGGCGAAGAAGGCGCTCGAGGTCGTCGGCGGGGAGGCGCTCAAGGTGGCGCTCTCCTTCGAAGATGTCGGGCAGAAGGTCGTGGAGACCGGCAACCAGGGGGCGCGGGCAACAAAGCTCTCGAGCGAGCAGATCAAGGCGATGGCCGAGCGCACGAATCGGCTCAACGAGGAGCTGCGGCAGTGGCGCAACTTCAACGGGGAGATCGCCACCACGCTGCCCGAAGACAAGACGAAATCGTTCGCCCAGGCCGTCTACGGGGCGCTTGCGCCGCTGGTCACGTTCAGCGAGATAGACGCCGAGGTCGCGGCCGGCTTCGAGCAGATCCGCGAGGCAGCGCGCAAGGCCGCCGAAGAGCTGCGCGGAATGACGCGCACCGACCTCAAGAAGGATCTGCGCGACAAAGAGAAGCAGCTGAAGGAGATGGCCGCGAGCGGCGACTACACGGGCGAGCGGGTGCGCAAGCTGAAGGAGGAGATCGCGGCGCTGAAGGCCGAGCTGGCCGAGCCGGAATGGCTGACCGAGTGGCGCGCGAACCTCGACAACTTCCTCGTCTATTCGCAGGCAGCTTTCGCCGGCTTCAATGCGATCTTCTCGCAGGCGCAGAAGAACAAGGAAATCGAGATCGAGAACGAGTACAAGAAGCGCCTCGACCTCATCAACGCCACCTACACGAACGAGGAGGAGCGGCAGAAGGCCATCACGTCGCTCGAGGCAGAGTTTCAGATCAAGAGGACGTCGGCAAAGCGGGCCGCGGCGAAGCAGCAGAAGGCGATTGCGCTGATGGAGGCAGTCGTCAACACGGCCTCGGCCGTTACAGAGGCGCTGCCGAACATCTTCCTCGCGGCGCTCGTGGGCGCGATGGGTGCGGTCCAGATTGCGCTGATCGCGCGGCAGCCGATTCCACTCGCCCGGGGCGCGGTCTTCGACAAACCGACGCGCTTCACGACCGAGGAGGGGCGCAGCTACGTGGCCGGCGAGGCCGGATCCGAATTGCTGGTGCCGGACGCAAAGCTCCGCTCCATCATCAGCGACGAGCTGAAGAAGCGAGGATCCGGCGGCGGCGGGCCGCGCACGATCATCTTGACGCTGAACGGCAAGAGGGTGGCCGAGGCGATGCTGCCCGACCTCAAGGCGCTCAGCGGACAGGGGAAATTCACGCAGGACATCATCGGGCTCGTAAGGAGTGAGACGTGATCAATTTCGCCTACACGAACCGGGTCGACACGGCCACGATCACGGCCTCCTCGGAGGTCGCCACGCTGCCGGCCGCGAACGTGAAGCAGCCGTGGAAGACAAAGGTCTGGCGCACCACCGGCGACACGTCCGAGTGGATAAAATTCAACTTCGGATCGGCGCAGACGGTGCGCGCGCTTGTCGTCGTCGGGCACAACCTCACCTCGGGCGCGACGATCAAGATTCAGGGCAACGCCACAGACGTTTGGACGGCCCCGTCCGTGGACGTGACGCTCACCTGGAATGCCGCGAACCTGGTCTACCTCTGGGGATCCGATCAGTCCTACCAATATTGGAGGATCACGCTGGCAGACGCCGCCAATCCGAGCGGCTACCTCGAGATCGGGCGCGTCTTCCTCGGGCCGACCACGACGCCGGACAGGAATTTCTCCTCCTGGGCGCGCGAGGTCGTAGATCCGACCACGATCACCCCGAGCTATGACGGGGCCGAGTCGTTCGAGCAGCGCACGGCATACGATCTCTTGAGCTTCGATTTCTTGCGGGTGCTGCCGGCCACCTTCGACACGCTGATAAAAGCGGTGGGGCAGAAGGAGTACTTTTTCATCATCGCCGACTACGACAACGTGCTGCTGACAGACGGGCGGCACGATCTGACGCGCTACTGCCGGTTCGAGGAGCTGCCGGCCTTCACCTACTCGTTTATGACCAGGCACGACATCACGCTCACGGTGCGTGAGGCACTCTAATGGCCATAACGACGTTTGCGGAACTGATCGCCGCGCCGGCTTCGCAGCGCGATTTCCTGCTGACGATAGAGCCGAAGGAGAGGATCCGCAGCTGGACGAAAACGGGCGGCTATACCTACACCTACGAGAAAAGCTGGGCGTCGATGTTCGAGTCGTCGGCCGGCGGCAAGATCGGCAAGGTCTACCGCGCGCTCACGCGCGTGACGCAGAACGGGGCAGAGCTGACGGCCCGGGCCTCAATCGCCCTCGTCGATGCCAATGCCGGCAGCTATTACTACGACACGGCAGCCGCGAAGATCTACGTCCACTGCTCCGACGACGGCGGCGCAGATCGCGGCTCCGTCTGGATGGTCGTCTATTTCAAACTCTACTTCGCCTCCGGCGTCGGATTGGACGGCGCGGGCAAGATCTTCAACGCTATCTACTACGAGCCGATCTTCGACCCCCGCTCGGTCTCCGAGATCACGGCCGAGCAGACCGACCTCCTTGCCGGCGGCGGTATGAGCTACGGCGATTTGACGCTGCGGCTGGCGAATCCGTGGCGATTTTTCGACTATATCTGGACCGAGTGGTCGTGGAAGAACGCCGCGGTGGCCGTCTACTACGGCGGCGAGAGCCTGCCGCTCGGCGAGTATGCGCTGATCTACTCGGGCATCGTCAAGGAGGAAAGCTGGCTGCCGCACGCCGTAACCTTCGACACGGTCAATTACCTGGAGATCTTCAAGCGCAACGTGCCGGTCAATCCGTGCTTCGGATCGGCCGTCCGGCAAGAGGACAGCGGCAAACCCTTCCCCCTCCTTTTCGGAACGGTCGACAACATCTCGCCCCTCTGCACCAAAGCGGATCCGATCAACGCCACCGAGTGGTCGGTGGCCGATCCGACCTACCAGACGCTGACCGAAATCTCGGCCGTCTACGATGGCGGCACGCTGATCGCGCCGGCCAATTACACGGTCGACCTGACGAATTGTAAATTCACCTTCAGCAACTATACGCCGGCCGGCGAGATCACCTGTAACGCAAGCGGCGCAAAGCTCTCCGACATCCCGGGGGAATCGGCCTCGACGCTGCTCAACAACGCCTCGGACATCGTGCGCTTCTTCCTGAAAAAAGTCCTCGGACTCGCAGATAGCTCCCTCAACACGACAAGCTTCGCGGCAGCGAAGGCCTCGCTCGCGGATCTTCCGCTCTCGAAGTACGTGCGGTTCCGGCGCAATCTCTCGAGCTATTTCGCCGAGATCGAGCGCTCGACCCTCAGCGTGATCTTCCAAGACACGGACGGGAAGATCGGGATGGCCGCCTTCGACCCCTTCTTTACGTCCGACGACTCGCTCGGAAACGAAGAGATCGTCAGCTTCAAACAGGCATCCCCGGCCTCGAAGCTCTACGCCGGCGTCAAGGTCTACTACAACGCGCAGCCGTTTGAGCGGCCCGAATCGGGCGGCGTCGAGGGGGAGGACGACTCCTACGCCGTCGTCGAGGGGCTGAACACGAACAGCCGCTATCTCGACGACGAGGAGACTGCGTACAGGCGGGTCGTGACCTGGCTCTACGGATCCGTGGCGGCGGTGACGATCCGAGACCGCGTGCTTTTTCTGACCAATAAATCCATCCAAGAATACGAGGTCGAGGTTGCCGGCGGCAAGCTCTTCCTCCGCCGCCCGGGCGACGTGCTCGCGGTCTCTAAGCTGCGCGCGCCGACGGCGAGCGGCACGATGGAGGCGCAGGCGCTTCAGATCCTCGCCATCACGAAGCGCCTGACGGAGAACCGCTGCTGGCTGCGGCTTGACAACTTCGCCGGGGTGGCCTATATGGTGGGTACCTGGTGCGACGGATCCGCGCCGGCGTGGGGCGCTGCCTCCGATCAGCAGCGCCTCGAGCAAGGCTTCTGGTGCGATTCGGACGGCCTGATTGTGGCCGGCGATTGGACGACAGCTGACAAATCGGTCTGGTGGTAAGGAGGCGCTATGGGCGCATTGACCTCAATCCCTACGGTCACGGTGGGCAACGCCACGAAGAAGTCCGACTACGACAACCTCGGGAGCCTGATCACCTACGGCGCGACCGTCGACGGCAGCAACGGCATCACGCTCACGACCTCGCAGATCGGGATGACGGTGATCGTCAACAGCTCCTCGGATCGGACGGTCAATCTCCCCTCGGTGGACTCCTCGTATATCGGCGCGACCTTCACGATCTGGAAGCTCGGCACCGGGAAGGTCACAATCGACGCGGCCGACTCGGACACGATTATGGACAGCTCGGCCGGCGGCACGATCTACAACAGCTCGACCACAGAGATCTGGGCGTGCATCCGGCTCCGGCTTCAGACGGCTACGCAGTGGGCAATCGATGGCGGCGTCGGCAACTGGACTACGACCTGATCGGAGGCGATGATGGCCGGCAACACCTACAAACTCTCGGGCGGCGGCGCAACCGGGAAGTCGCAGGAATGGACCTCGGGAGCGTCGAATAACTGGACCGCGCCGTCCAATCTCTACACCCCGTGGGTGCTGGTCGAGATGATCGGCGGCGGTGGTGGAGGGGGAGGATCCGACACCTCCGGCTTCGGCGCGGGCGGCGGAGGCGGCGCACAGAGGATCCTGACCTGGATGAAAGTCGTCGCCGGGGGCAGTTACACCGTGGCCGTCGGATCCGGCGGCACCGGGGGGACAGCCGGCGCGAACGACGGAAACGATGGCGGCGACTCGACGGTCACCTACTCAAGCACCGTGATACTCCGCTGCCGCGGCGGCAAGAAGGGGCAGCGCGGCGTAAGCGGCTACGGGGACGGCGGGGCCGGCGGCGGGCGCTACGGGGGAGCCGGAGGCGCGGGCGGGGCAACCGGACAAGGCGGGAGCGGGGACTCGCCTGGGAGCCTGAGCGGAACCTCCAACTGGGAGGATCCGGCCGGGTGCTGCGGATGGGGGGGCGGCGGTGGCGGAGGCGACGACGTCAACGGGGACGCCGGCGACTCTGGGCGCTACTACTTCAGCCATCTCGATGACCCCGGGAACGGCGGACAGGCCACCGGGACTGATCCGTATTTCGGAGGCGGAGGTGGCGGCGGGGGAACGTTCCTCGGAACGGGCGGCGACGGCGGCAACGGAGATGCTGCCGGTGAAACGGCAACGCAAGGCTACGGCGGCGGCGGCGGCGGCGCAGGCGGCGGCAACGCGGCCGGCCGCGCTGGCGGCGCAGGCGCGAATGGGATAGTCCGTTTCTATTGGCTGGAGAATTAAAATGGCCGGAACCACATTCAAACTCGGGCTCGCCGGCGGCGCTTGGAAGTGCCAGGAATTCACGACGCAAGGAGCCGGCACCTTCACGGCTCCGCTCGGCCCGACGCCGGTCAGCTTCGTGCTGGTCGAGCTGAAAGGCGGTGGCGGCGGCGGCGGTGGATCGCGCAGCAGCTACAACCACGGGGGAGGCGGAGGCGGAGGCGGCGAATATGCCTGGTATATGGTGCCGGTTACTCCTGGCACCGGCTACTCGCTCTACGTCGGCAACGGCGGCACGGCCGGCACCGGCAGCAGCTCCCCCACCGCCGGCGGCAACGGCGAGGCTTCCTACTGGGTCTCCTCGGCTACGTTCCGCGCAGTCGGCGGGGTCGGAGGGGCGGTTGCCGGAACGGTCTCCGGAGGATCCGGCGGCAACGGAGGAGGATATTCCGGCCCGCGCACGTACAGCGAAGACGGGGCAGACGGAGGATCGGGGGCGACAGGAGCGGCGGCCGGATCGGCAGGGCAGGACGGGCTCTGTATAGACGGCGCGGCCGGCGGTTCAATAGCAACCTACGGCGGGGGAGGCGGCGGCGGAAGCTGCTACGACGCGCGCGGGGGCGCGGGCGGGAACGGAGGCGCTGCCGGCACGGCAGCCGCGGCCAACAGCGGCGCGGGCGGAGGCGGCGGCGGCGGCAACGGATTCAACGGAGGCGGAGGCGGCACGGGGATCGTGCGAGTCTGGTATCTCGGGTAAGGAGCGCCGATGGCTGACAAGCTGACGAAAATCTCGGCCGATCTGCTCCAAGACATAATCGCTCATATGGGTGGAGGATCGCCCACCACGTTCCTCGGTCTGACCGACACTCCGAGCAGCTACGCCGGCGCGGGCGGCTATTATGTCAAGGTCAACAGTGGGGCGACGGGCCTGGAGTTCTCGGCGGCCGGCGGCAGCACGACGTTCGTATCGTTGACGGATACTCCGAGCAGCTATACGGCCGCGGCCTACAAGATGCTGCGCGTCAATACGGGGCAGACGGGCGTCGAGTTTGCCACGCTCCAGGGAACAACCAATCAGGTCACCGTCACTCACGCCGCGGATCTGATCACCCTCTCGCTGCCGCAGAATATCCACACGTCGGCGTCTCCGACATTCGCGAACGTCTTCGCGAGGCTCTACCGCTCTGTCGACTCCGACTGGAACGACCTCGTCGAAGGCCGAGTCTATTCGGCGACGGCGTCGCATTATCCGTACATCCTGCTGCGGCGGGCGCGGGGGACAGAGGCTTCGCCTGCCGATATTCAGGCGAGCGACTACGTGGGGTGCTTCAGTGGGCAGGGGAGAGTCAACGGGGCGTGGCAGTATGTCGGATCCGCCTCGTGGCGGGCGCTTTCAGTCGGCACAACATACCCGTCTGGATTCTTTGCGATTGCTCCGGCACGAAGCTCTGATGGGGCGACAACCGAAGTCCTCCGTGCTTATTATGAATACGTGACCGTCGACGGGAACTTCGGCATCGGGCAAGCGACATTCGGCACGAGCGCCACAAAGACGCTCGCTATCGGATCCGGCGCAGCGCCGGAAACTTCGCCGGTTGATGCGATCCAGCTCTACTCCTCTGACTTCGCAGCCGGCAACGCCTGCCCGACGTTCCGCACGGAGAACGGAACAGTCATTCAGTTGAATCAGAACCTCACGACGTACGCTTCGCCGACGTTCATCGCGCTCACGCTGAACGGGAAGCTCTCGGCGGCGGCGGTCACCGGGACTACGGCAGAATACACAGACAGTCATCGGCTGGACTTTACTCTTACCGCCTCGTCTATCTCGGCCTCGGTCCAAGTCCCTTGTATGTGGCTCAATTACGTCTGGGCGAATCAGGCAGTCAGCGTCAGCGGCGGCGTGACGTACTCCCCCTCGTACTTTCACGGGCGGCAAGACGTCTACTCACAAATCTCGAACAGTGGGACGATTGACGCTGCCGGCTTCCGCTCGGAGCTTTATCTTCAGGCGGCCTCGACGGGCGTGATCACGAGCTTCACGGACTTCTATGCTCACGGCCCCGACTACAAGCACGCCTCGTCGACGGCAACAATCACGGACTGGGCGGGGTTGAGGGTCGCGAACCCAGCGGCTAACATCCTCACAAACGCCTACGGCATCTATGTCGGGAACATCACGGCCGGATCGAGCGTCAATTATTCAATCTACGTCTCCGGAGGAACGAGTTATTTCGGAGGCGTGGTGCGCTGCTCTTCCTATCTTGAGGTCGCCGAGATCGCAGCGCCCGGGACGCCGGGATCCGGCTATGGGCGCATCTACGGGGCATCGGACGGCAAGGTCTACTACGTAAACGACGCGGGCACGACCTACGATCTGACCTCTACGGGCGGCAGCGCGCACGCAATTCTCTCCTCCACGCACAGCGACACGCTGACCGCTACCGTCGTGCGCGGCGACATCATCGTCGGGAATTCGACGCCGGCCTGGGCGCGGCTTGCCATCGGCTCAAACGGATACTTCTTGAAGTCGAACGGGACGGATGCCGCGTGGGCAGCGCACGGCCTCACGTACACGGACGTGGGCGCGCCTCCAGACACGCGCAGCATCTCGACTACCGCTCCACTCAGCGGCGGCGGCAACCTCACGGCCGACAGGACGTTGACGCTGGCCGGCCTCTCGTCGCTCGGGACGGCGAACTATCTGGTCGGGGTCAACAGCGGCGCGACGGGGTGGGAGTACAAACAGCTGATCCAAACGGCGAACCGGGTCACCGTATCCCACGGGGCCGGGGCGATCACGCTTTCCGGCCCGCAGGACATCCACACGGCGGCCACCCCACAGTTCGCCCGGGTCGGCCTCGGGGTAGCTGCGAGCGACTCGAAGGGGCTCGCGCTGACCGGGACCGTGGATCCGGCGACGGACGCCACGTGCTACGGAATCCAGGTTTATTCGCTCTCGCTGACCCCCGGCACCTCCTATGATGCGTACTTCGGATCGTTTGCCGGGACGGTCGTGGCCGGCGTGGGCGAGACCATCGGATCAGCGTACGGGATCGCGCAGAGCGGAATGACGAAGTCTGGCTCCGGCACAATCACGACGGCCTACGGGATCTACTCGTCCTCTCCTGCGCTCGCCACGACGAATTGGAACTTCTACGCAAGCGGCGCGGCCGGCAGCTATTTCGGAGGCTTCGTGCGCCACGCCTCCTACCTCGAGGTCGCGGAGATCGCAGCGCCGGGTACACCAGGATCCGGCTACGGCCGGCTCTATGGCGCATCCGACGGGAAGATCTATTACGTCAACGACGGGGGGACGTCCTTTGATCTGACGCTGGGCGGCGGCGCAGTCGGGGCGCACAACTTCCTCGACTCCACGGTGCACAACAACACGCTCACCGGCACGCCGACGCGCGGCGACATCATCTACGCAAACTCGACGCCGGCCTGGGCGAAGCTCGGCAAGGGCACGGACGGCTATTTCCTGAAGTCCAATTCTACGGATGTCGTCTGGGCGGCGCACGGATTGACCGCCTCCGACGTGGGCGCGGTGCCGACGAGCCGGACGATCTCGACCACAACCCCGCTCGCGGGCGGCGGCGACTTGACGACGAACCGTACGCTCACCGTCGGCGGCCTGAGCGCTTGGGGATCTGCGAACCAGCTGGTCGGGATGAACAACGCGGCCGGCGCGTGGGAGTACAAGACGATCCAGGGGACGACGGATCAGGTGGCCGTCGCCCACGCGGCGAACCTGATCACGCTCTCGACCCCGCAGAACATCGCCACGACCAGCGCGCCGCAGTTTGCGCGGATCGGCCTGGGCGTCGCATCGAGCACGGCGTATCAGCTTTATCAGGCCGGGACGCTGACGGGATCGGCCAATTACCGTGGCATATATCAGAACCAGACGTTCACGCTCAGCGCGGCCGGGACGTACGTAGACGGCGTTTATATCGGCTTCACGGTCGACACGACAGTGAACAATTACTCGCTCGGCGGCGCTTACGGCCTGCGCGTCGGGGCGCTCTCGAAGTCGGGGAGCGGGACGATCACAGACGCCTACGGCCTGCACGTCACGGCACCGACCATCGGATCGAGCAACAACTATGGGATCTACACGACCGGCCTGTTCTGGGTGCAGGACGGGGTTATTTCGGGCGGCGGCACGACGTATATCTACTGCCCGACTTATACGATGTTCCCCTACCAGACGACGCCGACAACCCCGGCGACGGGCGTTAAGGTCTACTCGAAGAGCGACGGCCTCGTCTACTATCTCAACACGGGCGGCGTCGAGCGGGCATTCGCTATGGCGGCGCGGAGCATCTCGACGACGTCGCCTCTGTCGGGCGGCGGCGATCTGAGCGCCGACAGGACGATCTCGCTGGCCGGCTTGACCGGCCTCGGATCGGCCAATCAGTTGCTCGGGATGAACAACGGCGCTACGGCCTACGAGTACAAATCGCTGAACGGGACGACGAACCAAGTCACGGTCACGCACGCGACGAATAGCATAACGCTCTCTTTGCCGCAGAGCATCCACACAGGCGCGAGCCCGCAGTTTACGAACGAAACCCTGACCGGCTATCTCGACATCGCCGAGCAAACTGCGCCGGCGACCCCGGGCAGCGGCTACGGGCGGCTCTACTTCAAGACGGACGGATACTTCTACGCGAAGAACGACGCCGGCACAGAGTCGCAGATCACCGGCGTATCGGCCGGCGGCGGCAAGCTCAAGTCGCAGGCATTCACCTCCGACGGAACCTGGACGCAGCCGTCCGGCGTCACGCTGGTCTGGGTCACGGCCGTGGGCGGAGGCGGCGGCGGCGAGGCCGGTATCACCTCGACGCGCGGCGGAGGCGGAGGCGGAGGCGGCGCTTTCTACTACCGCTTCCCGGTGACGGTCTCGGGGAACGTCTCGGTCACAATCGGCACGGCCGGGACGGCCGGCAGCGGATCCTCGGGCGCGAACGGAGGCTCGGGCGGCAGCACTACCTTCGGCAGCTATCTCACGGCGCACGGCGGCATCGGCGGCGGCGTGGCCGGATCCGGCTACGGAGGCGCAGGCGGCGGCGAGGTCGGATTCGGGGCGACCCAGACGACGGCCGGCAGCGCCGGAAACTCGCCGACCATCCGCGGATCTTTCTACATCCCCGGTGCAGGCGGCGGCGCAGGCACGACGACCTCTCCCACAAGCGGAGGCGCGGGCGCGTACCAGGTGCGCTACGGCGGCGGCTCGGGCGGCGCGTCAACCTATGGCGGCGGCGGCGGCGCGGGCGCTATGGGGACGGGCGGCACGGGCGGCACCTCCGGAGTTGCCGGCACTGCCGGATCCGCAAACACCGGGGCCGGCGGCGGCGGGGGATGGGGAGGCGCGACGTATACGGCAGGCGGCGCGGGCGGCACCGGCTGGCTGCTCGTCGAGTGGGTCGAATAGAGATGGCGGTCACGAAGTCACAGAAGTTCACATCGGGCGGCACGTGGACCTGCCCGTCTGGCGTGACGATGGTTTGGGTAACGCTGATCGGCGGTGGAGGCGGCGGGGCCGGAAGCGACGGAGCCAGTTTGACCGGTGGGGGAGGGGGAGGCTGCGGCGAGCTGATCTTCCGTAAACCGGTTGTCGTATCGGCCAACGTCTCGGTCACGGTCGGGCAGGGCGGCGACGGAGGCTACGGCACGCAGGACGGGACCGCCGGCACGTCTTCCTCTTTCGGATCGCTGAGCGCCTCGGGCGGGGGGGGAGGCGGCTCATCTACTGGGCAGGGCGGCAGCGGCGGAGCCACAAACAACTACGTAGGCTCGGCAGGCTCGGGCGGCTCACAAGAGCAGATGGGCGAGTCGCCCTCGGAAAGGTGGATGATGGAATACCTGCCAGGGTCAGGCGGCGGGGGAGGATCCGCGCCGAACGGCACTGGCGGCCGCGGAGGGTACCAGGGCCGCTACAACGGCGGAGCCGGCGGCTCGGCCGGAGGAGCCGATTATTGTGGCGGCGGCGGGGGTGCTTCATCGTTCTTCGGGGCCGGGGGAGCCGGAGGCAGTGGATCCTCCGGCGGCAGCAACGCATCGCCCTACACCGGGGCCGGCGGGGGGGGAGCCGGATGTATGGTGGGCGACCCGGTAATCGACCGAAACGGCGGGTACGGGGCCGACGGTTTCGTGCTTGTCGAATGGATCGAATAGGAGGCCGAAATGGCATCGCAAGACACGTGGTTGGCGCGCGAGGAGATCCTTCGGACATTCGCCTCGCTGCACCGGCTGATCGGCGACTTCAAGATCATCGGCGGCCGGATGGAAGAGCTGAAGGCGTACTACATCGACGACCCCGAGCGCCGCACGGATCTGATCGCGCTCCTTGCCGTTGACCCGGTGCACACGATCTCCACGCTCGGCGACGATTATGCGCTGCTCAAGACGGCGCTCGATTGGCTGAGGACGAACTTCCCGTCCGACTGATCGCCGCGCCGCGCAGCTGACAGCTCGCGTTCAAAACCAGAATTTTTCTGAAAAAAAGCAGAGCAGAAACAAAAGATTTTCAAAGATTTTTTAACCCCTTATACGCAATAAGTTACGCGTCCGAAAATCGCGATTTTAGCGAGAGCGATTTGCTTTCTATAAATCCTTTATATATAATGGCCGCATAGGATAAAGAAAGGAGAAAGAAGATGAAAGAAAAAATTGAGCGAGCGGCAGCGAGGGAAGCGAACGGCACGCACCTGCTCGGCGAGATCAGCGGCGTGAGCTTCGACCGGATCCGCAAGAGCCTGGGCGAGCCCGAAGGCGGCGACGAGGTTGATCGGATCACCGACTGGCACGTCGGCGCGCACGACCTCAGCGCCTCCGAGGCCCGCGAGATTATGGCCGCCCTCTGGATGCTGCTGGGCGGCAACTACAACATCGACAGGAGGATCTGATGAACGCCAACACCGACTTCCCCACGAAGCTCTGCGACAGCTGCCGGCACTGCGAGCGCTGGAACGGCGATTGCCGGATCTGCGGATGCGCCCAGAACCCCGGCGACTACTGCGACGGCTACGAGGAGATGAGCGAGGCCGAGGCCATCGCCCAGGACGAAGCTGCCGCGGCCGACGAGAAGATGGGACCCGGCTTCGGATCCGACAAACCCTGCCACCGGATGAGCTTCGAGGACTTCTGCCGCCTCCCCGGCAACAATCGCCCCGAGCCGCGCCGCGCTGCTGCCGCTCGGCTTCCCAAGACCCGCCAGACCAAGAGCCGCTACCTCGTCTGGATTAAGATCAGCGGCTCCCCGAGAACCTCCTCCTGGCGGGTGCTGCTCGAGACGGAGGAGCTGAGCCTCGCCTACCTCGCTTTTATGAACTGCCTCTATGAGACGCGGCTCTACGACTACAAGAAGAACGTACAGCTGCTCGTCGAGGCGCTCTGATGAACGCCTACATCAGCCGCCGCGACTGGGAACGGCACATCGAGGAGGCGCTCGGGATGAGCCTGCCGCGCCACGGCGGCGATCCCGTGCTTTGGATCGAGGCGATTGACAAGCACCGCGCCGGCTGCCCGATCTGCGACGCGCGCGTGCGCACGCAGCGCCGCAACATCCGCGCCGCGGCGGCCCGGGCGGCCCGCGAGGACTGCTATCGGAGCCTCGGGATGACGAAGGGCAAAACCGCCCTCGGGCGGACAATCTGGGAATAAAGGAGAAGAAGAGATGGCGACGAAACTGAACGGCAAGGTGGAGCGCGAGGTCGAGGTCCCCGGCATCGGCCGGCCGCTGATCGTCGCGCTCGACGCCGAGGCCAAGTGCCTCTGGCTGCGCGAGAAGGGATGCCACAAGAGCTACCGGCTGCCGCTCTACACGGCCTTCCTGCTCGCGATCCGCTCGGACAGCACCGAAAAGAACGGAAAGGAGAAGTAACGTGAACGCGAAGAAGATCGAGAGCTACCTCAGCGCCGAGGATCCGAACAACTACGAGGACGCCTTCTTTGTCGCCACGGTCCAGATGACCGAGACCGACGTGCGCCGGCTGATGGCGCACGCCATCCACGAGGCGAAGCTGTCGGACGACTACATCGACATCGAGGAGGCCTGCGACACCGTCAAGGAGCTGCGCGCGATCCTCGAGCGCGGCCGCGGCGATCTCGAGAAGGCCATCTCCTACGACCGCGAGCAGATGCGGAAGAAGGCGGCGAGGGAGAAGGCAGCGAAGGAGAAGGAGGAGGGCGAATGAACATCCTCATCGCCACGCAGCAGACGCAGGGCGCGCGCAAGTCGGACTTCTGCCACGCGCGCGAGGGCGAGGTCGTGACCTTCGGATCCGAGTGCGACGGCGAGAGCGTGGACGGCGGCTGCGGCTGCCGGCGCTCGCTGATCGGCTGCGAGACGCTGAAGGGGACGACCACGATGAAGGTCGTCGAGAGCCAGATGGATCTTCCGGCGCTCGCGCTCTGGATCGCCGAGAGCTATCGGCGGGCCGGGTGGGAAGCCTACTCGAGCGCCGAGGACATCAAGGCGATGGCGACGGTCGACGCGCGGCAGCTGATTTACCTGGCACGCCACTTCGACGTCGGGGACATCGTCGAGCGCCGCGGCAAGATCTACCGCCAGCGCACGGATCCGGCGCGCCGGCACGAGCGCGTGAGGGAGGTGGGGCGTGGACGTTAAGAGCAAACCGAAGCTGAAGATCGTCGGGGCCGACGGCAACGCCTTCAACCTCCTCGGCCTCGCGCGGCGGGCCGCGCAGAAGGCCGGGATGCCGCACGAGGAGTGGGCGCAGATCCTCGAGGATGCTATGGCCGGCAGCTACGACAACCTCCTCTGCGTCCTGATGGAGCACTTCGATGTCGAATAAGCTGACGGGCATCCGATCAACTGGGCGAGGAGCCAGCAGAAAATTGAACGTAGCGCAGCACACGCGCAAACACAACGCGCCTGATCTCGTCGCCGAGAGCCGCAAGCTGTACGACGTGCGCGTGCGCGTGCGCGCCCACGGGGGCATCGAGGACACCTATGTGGGCGGGGTCGACGGCTTCGCGCTGGCCGACTACGTGGAGACGGCGATGCTGGCGCGCTGCCGGCGGCTGCGGCTGCACGAGCACGCCAACAGGAAACACGGCTGCGTGAGGATCCTCGTCCAGCGGCTGCGCTGAGCGCAACGGCCGAGATTCTTTGCCGTGAGGCAAGAAAGAGGTTGCACCTCGAAGACTTTATCATATAATTGGCTATATAAAGGAGAACGAGGCGATGACCAAAAACGTAGCGCCGGCAGCGCTCGAGCTGCTCAAGGCTCAGCTGACCGGCGCGGATCTGCGGCGGGTGCTTGCCGAGAAGGGGATTTCGAAATACCGGCTCTCGAAATCCACCGGCATCTCCTACCAGACCCTCTGCACGTGGCAGCGCGCCGCCGGCCGGCCGTCGAATCGTTCGGCGCTGATCGTCGGCGTCTATCTCGGGCTCATCAAACCGACAGAGGCCGATTTACTCGAGCTGCGGCAGCAGATCGCAGAACTCCAGCAGCAGCTCGACCGCATCTCGGCCGCTGCGGCCTAATCTTATCGGAGGAGGAAGAAGAATGACGGACGAGACGAAAGTCCCGGTGGCGGAGACGGCGGTCGTCGTGGCATCCCACTACGATCTCCTCGACACCGACCCCGGGCGCGCCCGCAAGGCGCTCAAGGCGATCAAGGACTTCCAGGCGGTCTGCCGGGAGGTTCTGGTCGAGGGGTTGGACTACGGCACCATCCCCGGCTGCGGCGACAAACCCTCGCTCTTCAAACCGGGAGCCGAGAAGATCTCGAAGCTCCTGAATCTCTTCGAGGAGTACGAGTTTGTCGAGCGCATCGAGGACTGGGATAAGCCGCTTTTCCACTACGTGATCCGCTGCACGCTGCGCGACATCGCGTCTGGCGTGCGGGTGGCCTCCGGCCTCGGGGAATGTAATTCCTGGGAGTCGAAGTACCGCTACCGGTGGGTCGCCGAGACGCAGCTGACCGAGAGCGAGAAGATCGGCGCGCTCAAGCGCGGCGGCATCCAGACGCTCTTCGAGCCGAAGTTTGCCGTCGAGAAGAAGGAGGCCTCCGGCCGCTACGGGAAGCCGGCCGAGCATTGGCAACGCTTCGAGGATGCGATCCGCGACGGCAAGGCGCGGCAGGCCACGAAGGAGAAGCGCGACGGCGGCACGATGGCCGGGTGGGAGATCGACGTCGACACGACGCTCTACCGCGTGCCGAACCCCGAGATCTTCGACCAGGTCAACACGATGGTCAAGATCGCGAAGAAGCGCGCGCAGGTCGACGCCACGCTCTCGGCGGGCCGGCTCTCGGAGCTTTTCACGCAGGACTTGGAAGATCTCGTGGACGCAGTCCCAGAGAGCCTGCCGCGGCCGGCTCCAGTCGCCGCGCCGGCTGCCTCCAGTCCGGCACAGGGCAGCGGATCCTCCACGACCAGTGGCGCACCCAAGCCGGCTCCAGTCGCCACGCCAGAGCCACCCAAGAGCGGCCCGAAGCCGGCCACAGCGCCGGCCAAGAGCGCCAGCAAACCGGCCGCAGCGCCGCCCGCATCGAAGCCGGCCGCGGATCCCGGGCCGGAGCCTTCCGATGCCGACTTTGCGCTGCTGAGCGAAGAGGAGGCTCCCGACGCCCTACCGCTCGACCCGATCACGCCCAAGCGCCTCTGTCAGATCTTCGACCGGGTCAAGGCGGTCAAGGAGCGCGGCAAGTTCTCGGACGAGAAGGTCTACGGCACCATCGGCCGCGAGGTCAAGAAAAACTTCAACCTCGACATCGCCGAGATGTCGGACGTGACAAATCAGATCGGCGACTTCATCCTGGATCTGCTGCTCCGGTGGGAGAACTTCCTCAAGAACGGAGGCAGCAATGGCGCGCGCAGCTGAGCAGCTTCAGGAGAAGCTACGCGCCCACGGCCCGTACTTCAACAAGGCCGGCCTCGAGGTCGTCTCTTTGACGACCTTTCTCGACGTCCTATCGCGCCCGAAGCTGATCCGGTGGGCGCACGATCTCGGGCGGGCCGGCATCGACTACGACGCCTATATGTCAGACCTCGGGGACGTCGGCACGCTTGCGCACCGCCTCTGCCTTCAAGATCTGCGCGGCGTGCCGGCTCCCTACGACGAGTACTCGAAGAACGTCCGTGATCGGGCCGAGACCTGCTTCATCAAATTCCTCGACTGGAAGAAGCGCCATCACCTGGAGCCGCTTTCAGTCGAGAAGCCGATCCTCAGCGAGCAGTATCAGTACGGGTGCACGCCCGACTTCTACGGCCGCATCGACGGCCGGCTGAACGTAATGGAGATCAAGACCGGGTCGGCGATCTACGACGACACCTGGGAGCAGGTCGCCGGCCAGCGGCTCGCGCTGATCGAGCTGGGCGTGCCGGTCGAAGAAGCGAGGATCCTCAGAATCAGCCGGCTCCCCGAGGAGGGCTTCGAGGAGGCCGTGCGCCAGGATCCACTTCACTCCGAGGAGATTATCGTCATCTCGGCGCGCCGGATCTGGGAGGAGCGATTCCGGAGGCCTGCGTGAGGTTTTTCGCCTCGCCGCCCGACATCGCCCCACAGAGCGTGCTGAACGCCCGGGACGGCGTCTGGCAAGAGCGCAAGCGGCTCTGGATCGCCCTCGGCATCAAGTCCGAGATCGGCCGCGGCGCGGATCTTACTTACTCTGGCGAGGCGATCACCACGCAGAACCTCAACTTCTACAGGAATCGCGAGAAGCAGCGAGCGAAAAATGGCAAACGGTGAATTCTCCCCATTCGGCAAAGACCTCTTCGGAAACCCGATCCGGCCGCAGTGCTCCGGCACGATGGCCGAGCGATTTATGGTGCCACCTTTCACGATCCTCAACGCCCGCGAGGGAGCTTGGCAGGCGCGCAAAGACGCTTGGATCTCCCTCGGCATCCGCTCAGAGATCGGGCGAGGCGACAATCTCTTGAACTTCTCGGACACGGTGCGGCTGCCCTCGCGCAAGGCGAACGCGGCCGCCTATAAAGGACAATCAGATCTCAACGCCATAATGAACCAGCGAAAAGACCTTTACTCGGATCGCAACACTCATCTCGCAGAAGAGGCGCGCTCCAAGCTCGGCGTCTACGAGTGCTACGACGGCTCGGGGACGCTCGAGAAAGCTGACGGCGGGCCGACCGGCACCTCGATCTTCGACCCGGTGCTCTGCGAGCTGATGTACCGGTGGTTCTGTCCCCCGGCCGGCCACATCCTCGACCCCTTCGCCGGCGGCAGCGTCCGCGGCATCGTCGCCCATCTTCTCGGGCGGCGCTACACGGGGATTGAGCTTCGGCCGGAACAGGTAGCCGCCAACATCGAGCAGGCGCGGCTCGTCTGCGGCGCGGCTGCGGATCCGGTGGAGCCGGAGGATAACGAGGCGGCCCCGACCCCGGTTCAGAACTTCGCCGGCATCTGGGTCAAGCGCGACGATCTCTACTCGATTGCCGGCGCGCGCGGCGGCAAGGCGCGCAGCTGCTGGGCGCTCGCCCAGAAGGCCACGAAAGGACTTGTCACGGCCGGCAGCCGCAGCTCGCCGCAGGTCAACATCGTCGCCCACATCGGCCGGCGGCTCGGCCTGCCCGTACGCGCGCACGTGCCGAAGGGCATCCTCTCGCCCGAGCTGATCCTCGCGCAGGAGGCCGGGGCAGAGATCATCCAGCACGACGCCGGCTACAACAGCGTCATCAAGGCGCGCGCCAGGGTGGACGCCGACGAGAGCGGCTTCACCGAGATTCCTTTCGGAATGGAGCATCTCGAGGCGGTCGAGCTGACTGCGCTCGAGGTCATCAACATCCCCCTCGAGGTCAAGCGCCTCGTCGTGCCGGTCGGATCCGGCCTCACGCTGGCCGGCATCCTGCGCGGCCTCGCCGCGGCCGGCCGCGATCTTCCGGTGCTCGGAGTCAGCGTCGGCGCAGATCCCACGCGCATTCTTGACAAGTACGGGCCGCCGCTCTGGAGGAAAATGGTCGAGATCATCCCGGCCGGGGTCGACTACCACACGGAGGTCGACGCCTCGCTCGGGCCGATCAAACTCGACCCGATCTACGAGGCGAAGTGCGCCGCCCACCTGCGCCCGGGCGACTGCCTCTGGATTGTCGGGATCCGGCAGTCGGCAACGGCCGGCCTCGAGGGATTGCCGCGCTACGTGATCGGATCCTCGGCCGACGTCGAGACGCTCGCGCCCGATCAATACGACTTCATCTTCGGCTGCCCACCCTACTACGATCTCGAGGTCTACTCGGATCTCCCGGGCGAGCTTTCGGCGCTGGCAACCTACGCCGACTTCAGGCAGCAGTACCAGCAGATCATCACGGCCTGCTGCTCGCTGCTGCGGCCGGACCGTTTCGCCTGCTTCGTCGTCGGCGACATCCGCGACGAGAAAGGCTACAACCGGCTCTTCCCACAAGACACGGTGCAGGCATTCGAGATGGCCGGCCTGCGGCTCTACAACACGGCCGTGCTCGTGACCTCGGTCGGCTCGCTGCCGATCAGAACGGGCCGGCAGTTTAAGGTCAGCCGCAAGCTCGGCCGCACCCACCAATACGTCTACGTCTTTGTCAAAGGTGATCCGGCGCGCGCCACAACGGCGCTGGAGGACTTCGAAGGAGAAGGAGAATGACAGACAACAACCGGGAGCTGGTGGTTCAATCCGTCAGCATCCTCGAGCAGGCGAAGCAGCTTATCATCCTCGACCAGGAATCGCTGGAATTCGTCAGCCGCTTCTTGGACAACATCCGCGACTGGCGGGCGCGGATCGCCGAGCGCTTGGATCCGCTCATCCAGGCCGCCCACAAGGCGCACAAAGAGGCGGTGGCGCTGAAGAAGGAGGCCGAGGAGCCGCTGATCGCAGCCGAGGGGCTGGCGAAGAAGATGGTCGGCGACTACCTCGAGGCCGAGCGCCGGCTGCGCGAGGAGGCCGAGAGGAAGATCCGCGAGGCCGAGGAGGCGAAGCGGAAGGCCGACACAGAGCTGGAGAAGGCGGCGCTTCTCGAGCAGGTCGGCGCAAACGACAAAGCGGCCGAGCTGATGGCCGCGGCGGAGGCTATTGAGGCGGCCGCGCCGAAGCCGGATCCGCTGCCCGAGAAGGCCGTAGCGCCGGGACTGACGACGCGCGAGGTCTGGCGCTACGAGATCACCGACCCGATGAAGCTGCCGCGAGCCTACCTGATGCCGGACGAGTCGGCCATCGGCGCAGCTGTGCGCACCCAGAAAGCGCGCTGCGAGATCGCCGGCGTGCGGATCTGGATGGAGAGGGTTTCGGTATTTTCAAACCGGCGCGCCTGAGAGGAGCGAGGAGGGTGAAGAAACAGGGGACGCTCAAATGGATACCCCTCTACGTCGACAAATGGCTCTACGGATCTACGCGCGAGGAGCTGGAGCCGGCCGAATGCGCCGTCTGGATTGACATCCTTGCGCTTGCCGCAAAGGACGACGGCTATATCAGGGCGAACGAAGGCTTCCCGTATTCGGTGCGACGTCTTGCCGGCCTGCTCGGACGCGACGAGGAGCTGATCGGCCGAACCATAGAGAAGTGCCTCGCGACCTTTACGGCGAATCCAGAGGAGCGCCCAAAGCTGACGCGCCTCGCCGACGGCACCCTCTACGTCACAAACTGGGAGGAATATCGCCTGTCGGAGCGCCACGAGCGGCGCTTTCAGCCGCCCGCGGCCGCAGTACCGGCCACCCCGGCCGACACTCCGGCCAGTAGAGGAGAGGAGAGAGAGAAGAGAGTAGAGAAGAAGAGAGTAGATATATCTGTGCCGGACGCGCGCTCTCTTATTCCTCCGATCATCGAGAAATGGAACCTCTTCGCCCGGGCACACAACATCCCGTGGATCCGCGGCATCGAGGCCGGCAGCACCCGGGAGCGCCACCTGCTGGCGCGGATGCGGCAGCCGGGGTTTGACTTCGACAAACTGCTCGAGGCAATCGACGCGCAGCCGTTCCTCCTCGGAGAGAATCAAAGCGGCTGGATGTGCGACTTCGACTTCGTGATCACGCCCTCGAAGTACCAGAAAATCCTCGAGGGCGGCTATTGTAAGAGCGCAGCCGGGGCAGCGCGGGCGCGCGGCCTCGACTCCCCGTACGTAGGATCTAACCGCCACTGGCGGAAATAATCTATCAGGAGGCACAATGCTGATCGTAGGACTGAAGGGCTGGAAGATGAATCTCGTGGGTGAGGAGGTGCGGCTCAAAGAGTGGCGCGCCGGCCTGCTGCGGCGGCTGCTGCGGCGCACGCTGAAGCCGGTCAAGACGGTCGAAGGCCACGAGGCGCTCCTTGACCTGCGCGAAATCGTGCTGGTCGAGCAGGTGCCGCAGGCCGAAATCGACGCGGCCCGCAAGGCGGCCGAAGACCAGATGAAGGCTCAACAGCAGGCGCAGGCGGCCGACAATCGGCGCGGCCCGCGCGGCGGCCGCGTCTGGACGCCCGGGCAAGGCAACGCGTAAGCGGAGGATCAGGAGAGAGCAAGAGGGCGGACTTGAGAGGGGGACACGATGGCACCCTGGATCATCGTTCTCATTCTGGCTGGGTGCGTGGCCATCGCTTTGTGGCTTCTGCTGCTGCTGATGGACGGGCGGCGGCGGCGCGAAGCCGGACGCGAGAAGCATTGAGAGTGGCCGCCTGGGCGCTATTCGTCCTGGGCGGCCTACTCGTTCTCGCGAACATCATCGTAGATCGCTGCTCGCGCGCAGCTGACCGCTGGGCGTCTGCGCGGCAATCTATCTCACAAGACGTCCCGTCCCCACCACCGAGGCGACGATGAGGAGGGATGGCAGAGCGGTAATGCGTGCCGATTTAGTCCGGCAGTCCCGGGTGGTATGGCCGTCCGCAGCGGGCCGCCTAACCCACGTAACCGGGCGAGGGTTCGAATCCCTCTCCCTCCTCCATTTTAGCATAGGAGAAGAATGATGCCAGAGCCAATCGAGGGGAAGAAGATCCCCGAGCCGCGATTCAAGGAGTGGGTCAAGAGCCTGACAGATCAGGTCGCCGAGGAGGGGGACTGCTACGGCGCGCTCCTGTGGCTGCTCGAGGAGGAGCTGGGTTACGACGTAGTCTGGACAAAACAAGGAGGCCGCGCGTGAACGAACACGACTCCGCGATCCTGGGAAAGAGGATCCTCGGCGAGCTGCGGCTGCGCTGCGCCTTCGGCCTCGAGCACGCCGTGAAGCGCGAGGAGATCCGCAAGGTCATCAACCGCCAGCTCTCATCCTTCACGAACGAGAGCGAAGTGCTGAGCGACACGGCGCTGCGCGCGATCTACCGCGAGCTGCCAATCTGCGCCTGCGAGGGCGGCCTCTACATTCCCGAGACCGCGGCCGATCTCGAGGCGTTCCGGCTTTATATGCGGAAGAAGGCGCTCGCACTCTTCGAGCGCTTCAAGCGCGTGGCCGACGAATACCCCGAGTTGACGGGCGATCCCGGGCAGCTGAAGCTGGACGTCTGAGTATGAGTGAGCGCCGGATCTTACGGGTTTTTCCGCGCCGCACTCACGCGACTCCCGAGGATCCGCTCGCGGTGATCGGAGCGCCCGGGCTCTTTATCCCCGAGTGCGACGAGATCCACGTTTCGGTCGCGTTTCAATGGGATCTTCCCGACGCCTACAAGCTCGCCGAGCATTGGCAGCGTACCGCCCGCGTGCGCACGATCCTCGGCGGGCCGGCAACGGGGCAGCCGTCGGGGGAATTCGTCCCGGGCCGATACCTCAGGCAGGGGTTCACGATCACCTCGCGTGGCTGCCCGCACCACTGCTGGTACTGCTCGGTCTGGAAGCGCGAGCCGCGGCTCGTGGAGCTGCCGATCCGCGACGGCCACATCGTGCAAGACGACAACCTGCTGGCCTGCTCCGAGCACCACGTGCGCGAGGTCTTCAAGATGCTGCGCCGGCAGAAGCAGGCGGCCGAGCTGCGCGCGCTCGAGGCGCGGCTTTTCACGCGCTGGGTGGCCGAGGAGCTGACGGCGACCCACTTCTACCAGGTCTTCTTCGCCTACGATAAGCCGGAGGACTACGAGCCGCTGCGGCAAGCTGCGGCGCTGATAAAAGAATACGGGCTCGAGAGCCGATCCAAGAAATTCCGAGTCTACGTTCTCTGCGGCTACCGCGGGGACACGCTGACCGCGGCCTCGGATCGGATGTACAAGGTTCTGGCGCTGAATATGTGGCCGTTCCCCCAGCTCTATCTGGGGCCGGACGGTAAGAAGGATCCCGGGTGGCAGAAATTCCAGAAGCTCTGGGCGCGGCCGGCCGCACAGTGGCACCTCAAGCGGGCGATGACGACTGCGGAGATCCCAGAGGAGGACGACTACCGATGAAAACGGAGGATTGACGATGAAGATCTTGGCGCTTGACTGTGGGACAAAGACCGGGTGGGCAGCTGACGGCGAGAGCCGCGTCGAGAGCGGCGTGCAGACGTTTGAGCTGAAGCGCGGCGAATCGCCCGGGATGCGCTTCATCCGTTTCAACGCTTGGCTGGTCGAGGTGATCGGCCTGACGCACCCCGATCTCGTCGTCTACGAGATGGCACACCTCCGCGGCGGCGCTGCCACGGATCTGCTCGTGGGGATGACGACGCGGGTCGCTGAGGCCTGCGCGCGGATCGGCATCGAGTGCTCGTGGCTCCACTCGGTACAGGTCAAGAAGATCGTCGCCGGCACGGGCAAGGCAACGAAGGACGATATGATCTCCGTCGCCCGCAAGCTCTTCGGCCGCGTGCCCGAGGACGACAACGAGGCCGACGCCCTCTGCCTCTGGCTCGCCGCGAAGGCTCAATGGGATCCGGCCCCGCGGAGGGCGCAGCCGTGAACTACGCCGGCCGGATCGGGCTCGTAAGATCCTACTACGCCTCGCTCCGGACGGTCGAGTACCGCTACGTGGGCGATGATCCGTCGTTTCGCCCGCTGATGGCGGCAAAGCTGCGGCAGATGATCCGCGACTACGCGCCCAGGCACGATCCAAGCACGCACGAGGAACGCAAGCTC